CTAGAAGTGCCATTGCAGTAATGGAAAAAATTATTTATTTTTCTATAAGTATAAATGCTTACTTATGTCAGTGAGCCCTCACCAAATGCCAGGGATGATCTGACCAGTTGCAGCGTAGGAACCCATGGCAGCGATGACACCAATCATGGCAGCCCAACCGTTAATGCGTTCTGCTTTTTCGTTCATTGTTGTTCTCCAGTAGTAAGATAAGTGAGTACAGTGCGAGGATCGGAAACCTCATAAGGATCTCCTTCAGCATCATCTTCCTTCCCTGGTTCTTCCCAGAGTTGTTCAATAACACCATTGTTTACAACCATGGCATAACGCCAGGATCGCATACCAAAACCGAGGTTGTTCTTCAAGACCAGCATATTCATCTGACCAGTGAAGAATGCAAACCCATCAGGGATTGCCTTGACCTTTTCAATGCCCTGGTCTTTGAACCAGGCATTCATTACAAAAGAATCATTAACAGAGAGGCAATAGATGTCATCAATACCTTGGGCACAGATGTCATCATACATCTCCTCATAACCAGGGAGTTGATAGGATGAGCAGGTGGGAGTGAAGGCACCAGGAAGTGCAAACAAAACCACACGCTTGTTATCAAAGATCTCAGAAGTGGTGAGATCAACCCACTCGCCATCAACGCGAGTCTTAAAAGTTACGTCAGGGACTTGTTCCATATCAGTAAAGTGCATCCTCTTGTTCAGTTTGAATTGTAACATCGCTGGTGGGATATGCCACACAGGTCAGAACAAATCCTGCAGCAATTTGGTCATCATCAAGGAAGGATTGATCGCTTTGATCTACCGTGCCCGAGATGAGTTTGCCTGCACAGGAAGAGCAGGCACCTGCTCGGCAAGAGTAGTTAAGTTCCACTCCTGCTTCTTCACCTGCGTCAAGAATGTACTGATCGTCTTCACAGGGAACCACAGTTTCGGAGCCGTCGGGAGAGACGAAAGTAACATTGAAAGTCATTAGTATGTTTCAGATAATTGTTCAACTGAGTACGCCAACAAAACGAAGAAGGCGATGCTAGTGATTGTAAAGCAAAACGGAACCATTGTCAACTCAGAATCCAAAGGCACCGAAGAAGAACACGCTACCAGTGGTAGCATAAGAGATTACCGCAGCGACAAACCCCAACATAGCAGTGCGACCATTCAGTTTCTCAGCACGCTCAGCATGAGATTCCATGCCATACTTCAGACGATCTTCATCAGTCATGTACATGGCTGGTTCAACTGCCCACATGTTGTTTTGACCACGGTCGTTAGTTGTAACAGTCATTGTCTTTTTGTAAAGAGTTGTTACATTATATAGTAAAAATAAAGAGGGGTCAAGCCCCTCTAATGATTACTGTTCCTTATTGATGACATTAGTCATTTCTACTGACCAGGAAGCGATTCATGTTTTGCATTGGTGAGAACCACCCTGTCAGAACGTATTTGGTACTCATCGGTGGGTTGCCACGGTGGAGATGAGTAAAGGATCCAGGCCAGATAACAAGAGTGTTTGCAGTGGGTTTGATCTTGACCTGCTGATACAACCACTCAGTCTCACCACCCTCAGGAACATCATTCAGATATACCATCCACGCCAGGACACGGTATCGGTTGTTCCAAGAGTTATCCTCAGCATGGAATGCATGATAACCTTCACAAGGTTCAGTCTTCTGGAGGATTGTAGTACCTGACCACCAATCTTTACCTTGATCTGATAGGTATGGAAAATCATCCATGTACTGACCCAGACCATTCATGATGGCATTGTTGATATCTTCAGTAATAGCAGGCCAGAATGGATCTAAAGCAACCTGTTTATCCTTTCTAAACTTATCAGAACGACTGTTGAAAGTCACCTGTTGATCTGCCATCTGCAAAAGTGTTTTAACCAATCCATCTGGCAGAATATTTGGATAAGTTCTAATAAAGGTCTCATTCATAATTTGAAGGGGGTCACAAGGACCCCCGAGTTATGCTGTACAATCGCGCAAACACCATCTAGTTTAATGTCTAATGGCAAAGACATTTTATTTAGAGGGTCAGGGAGATGCCATCAAAGGAAATAGTATCTGTTCCTGCGGCACCACCAATAGCAACGCTTTGTGCAGCACCATACCCATATGGATACTCATCATCCGTATAGGTACTAAAATCAATTACACCCAGGTCTACATTGGACTTAGCGGGTTTCTCTTCAGTTTTTTCAGCGATGTTACGCAGACCAAGATAGTGTCGCCACAACTCGGACAGTGTATTTTGGGGGACGTTATCATAGAGTGCCTGAATGACGGCATCTCGGGCGGCAATTTCTGCCTTGGAATACTTGGACATAATAGAATCAAGTGTATTTACGATAAGCGCCGACTTCAGGGTCGGGATCTAACCATTTGGTATACTCAAAGTCCTCCATGGCGATGTCAAGTTGCATCTGATTGTCAAGGAGATACATGTCTTTGTATCGCTTAGTCCATTCGTCAAACTTTTGGATGCGATAGTCAGGCATACCGTTGAGTTCAATAGTACCGCACTGAACGTAGCGATACGGGGAACGCTCTAAGAGGACTTCAGGTTTCATTAGGTAAGATCGGTTGCTAGTTTGTCTATAAGGATAGCATAATCCTCGTCCACATCACCCCAGAATTGGACTCCTTTATCCTCGTAAAACTTAAATAATCTTGTAAAGATGTTAGGATACTCGGAGTCAAGTGCTACATCACCAGTTACTGCATCATTAAGGATGTCAAGGACTGGCGCAAACTTTTGCTTAGTAGTCATATCTCTTTAGCGATGTGGACTGTATGCCCCGAAGGGCAACGATCCAGGTACGATTTGAACGTACGACCGACTGCTTAGAAGGCAGTTGCTCTATCCGCTGAGCTACTGGACCATGCCAGTGAGTTCGTTGATGCGTTCTGCTAGGAGAATACTCTCTTGCATCATACCATCCGAGACGTGTTCGTGCAACTGGTCCACATAGGCAGAGATTGCCTCATGTACCATGTCCAGTTCGTAGTCAGAGAAGTCGGGGATGGGATGCATCAGGAGCGCCTCAGGAACCCACTTAGTATAACAGGTGGTGGGTCAGGCGTCAACCCTTGAAATAGTCTTTACGCATGTACCTACCCAGGATGTTTGAGTTGTAATAAGCAGGCGTCCCATCTTCTGTGGCCTCCGTAAGTACATTGTTTAGAAATAGTTGTCGGGTCTCTTCATAATTGCATTGACCCTTTGTCTTATGTAGGCTCAAAATTACTCTTTTGAAGTTCTTTGTGCCATATTTTTTGATATCCTCTTTTAGTTCTGGACACGAACCATAGTATTTTTTCCAGTCAGACTCAGACTTTACCTTGCGTTTTTTCCCTGGCGGAGTTCTGTGCGACCAAAAATACTTTCGCCCAACGTACGATCGTCCGTTGACGAGATTGGTAATGTGATAAACAAAACCATAGTTGTCCCCAACATCACTGCTATCAAATACAGATTCCATGTAGGTCCAGGGGTTTGCATAACTAGTCTGGTTCTCCGTCGTTGTCGTCACCTATTCTAACCTTCCAATCATCTGACTGAAGATATTTAGAAGGATCAGAATATACCTCTGATTCTAACTCCCCCAACAACTGTTTGAGTGTACGGATAAGTTCTTTTAATTTGGTTTCATTCATAATTGGTCTGAAAATATAGAGAGTAAAAATAAAAATACGCCAAAACTACACATGAAAATAAGTATACCTATTTGTACTTCCATATTTCCCAAGGATCTGAATTGTGAACACATGAGTTTGGATGTGCCCATTGTTTTTGTTCTATAATATTCATCAATTCATAGAGTTCATTTGATTGTCCAATTGATTCTCTTTCTAATCTTTCAACTTTATCTTTTAAGAATTGTATTTCTAATTCTAATCGTTTAATTGTTTCTTCCATAGTTCTCTAAAGTATCGGTCAACATGGTTCAAATCATCCAATGGTGCGATCTCTTCATGTAATGCCCAACCTAAACAAAAGTCAGACATTTCCTGAGTCACTTTTGGTGGAGTATACATTCTAGCAAACGATGACATAGCAAACCAATACCGCCTCTTAGTGAGCGGTTCCATTTCCTTTGTACATATCGGTGTCATAGTATCCACCCTTTCTAGCGCCGAAATAAATTG